GTAACGGGTACGCCCGGTCTGGTAAAACTCAAACTGAACTCTGCCAGTATGGACGACTTCATTAAAATGGCAGCAGCGATCTCAATGCTCCGTACCGGAATGGACCCGGACGCTATCTGTGACGCTGCATGGTGCCGGGAACGGTTGAACATTCCGAAAGATGAGGACCCGTTAAAGCAGGACGAAACACAGGAATCCCCGATACCACCCGATCAGACCGGGTTGCAGGCATGGTTGCAGCAGCAGACAGGAACACAAGTCGATCCGAGTAAGATGCCGAAATATGTACCGAAGGGAGCACTCCCGGATGGTCAGTAGAACCGTTCATCCAGCAGCAGCGTTCCGTAAAAGCGCAAGAGGCAAACGCGACCCGACCCGATCTATTCGCAGGATGAAGGTCTTTGAGAAAGAATTGGTCTTCCTGTTCAAGAGGTTCCGGGATTATGTAATTCAGGACATTCAGAAACGGCAGGAACGGTATCTCGAAGCACCCAGCAAAAAACCATTGAATATCAATATCGTGGGTTTTAACCAGGACGTTGATATTATTGCCCGGGACTTGCTCCTCAACCCCGCATATAATACCATCCAGGTTAAGATTGCAGAAGCGTATCGGGCTGGCGGCACGTTCGCGAGTATTGCGCTGGGCGCACCCCCGGAACAACGAATGGACGAGTGGAAGAAGATCGCTGCACATATTGACGTAACAAAAGCCGCGTTTAAAGGAGTTACCGACGCCACGACCAACAACATCAAATCAATTGTCGGGAACGGTATTATCCAGGAAGATTCGTTAAGTGATATCTCGAGGGATATCGTCCGGGCTGTTGATAAAATCGGAATTACGCGGGCGACCATGATGGTTCGCACTGAAACAATGGATGCCGTTAATTCTGGCGTAAAAGACCGATATAAACAGGCGGGTGTCGATAAAGTCGAATGGCTGACCGCACTCGATGATAAGACCTGTGACGAATGCGAGGAGTTGGATGGCAAGACGTTTTCAATCGACAATACCCCTGAATGCCCGGCGCACCCTAACTGTCGGTGCACCTGGCTGGCAGTAATTGATATCCCCGAGGACTGAAATGGCGAAAAAGAAAGAAGAACCCAAACCAGAACCGCAAGAGGAGATCGTGTATAAACCGATGGCCGTGCCGGAACCCGATCCGCTTGAACGGCTGGCAGCACTTGAATTGAGAATGGCGGCAATGGAGAAGGTCGTCAGTCAGCACAACCGTTACCATTTCGGCGGGATGACGTGACCTTCAAACCACCTTTTACTGAAGGAGAGGTAGGGTTTATTCGGAAATTCATTGATAAATATTACCCCTCTGAATTGGCTTTTAAAATCAGTAGTTTAAATCAAAAGGGCAAACTCGGAATAGAATCATACGGGTTGGTCAGAACCGAAAGGGGCGTGCGGGAACAGGTAAAAAGAATTAAAAAAGAGATTATGCAACCCGTTTCATCATCTGCCGGATATGCTTCCGGATACTAACATTCTTCTCACCTTTTAATCGGGATTTCAGCACATCAACCAGCGTTTCCTCGGTCATTACGAACCGTTTGCGGTTAATTCTCCCGACTTTTAATAGATACATTATTACCTGTAAGCATATTTTTCCCCATGTTAATATACCTTTCGCGGTGCAATAGTAGTATGCCAGACTTGGCAGCCATTTCTATCTCTGATACTTTAAACAACACCGGTACTGTCTCGAAAGAACACGCCGGTACTGAACTACATATCAGAGCTCTTTCGATACCATTCAAGAAAACACAATTAGTACAGCTGGAAGACGGCGACCTCTTGATCAAGGGCGTTCCGATGCTGGCTGAAGGAACGTGGACTGATAGCGCTATCGGTACACCGCTTTTCTATCCGTCAAAGACTCTTGAACAATACGCCGGGAACTGGATTGATACGTCGGGATGGAACCGCCATCTCGGCGGCGTTCCCCGCAAGAGTACTGATAAGGTTGGAGAAGCCGAGAACATCCGCTTTGAGAATAGTGCAGTTACCGCCGATGTCCGGGTCTATGGATTCACCCAGACCGGCCGTGACCTGCAGGAAATGATCAAGCGGAAACTTATCTCTTTTGTTTCGGTTGAACACGGCGGGGATGAACGACTGAATCCCGCGACCCGTCAGATGGAAGCCTCGTCTTTAACGTTCATGGGCTTTGCGTTCGTGAACAAAGGAGCCTGCCAGAAATGCAGGTTAAACGAGCAACCACCGACACCAAAGGAACAGCCGGTCATTGCACCGGTAGAGGAACCCATGACAGACACTAAAGAACTTGAAGCACAGATCGCCGGGCTTACCAAAGAGCTGGAAGCGGTCAAGGCTGCAAAGCCTGCTGAGGTTAAGGTCGAGATCCCGAAAGAACTCGCAGCCTTACCCGGCGCAATAAAAGAACTTTCGGATAAGTTTGAGGCCCGTATTAAGGCGCTCGAAACCGAAGGCACCCCCAAGACGGGTGCAGGACAGACAAAAGAACTTGAAGCCCTGCCGGAGTATCACATCAAAGTGAACCGGAAAACCGGCATCGTGGGTGAGTAAACATGGGCGCAACCACACCCGTTGCGTTTGATCCCAACCCTGAGAACATCGGTCTCTCTAAGACATTTAAGGCAGGTACGGCCATTCTTCGCGGTCAGGTCGTCGCTTATGCAGACGCCGGAACAACCGCGACGGTAATTCCTGCCCTGGTCTCTGTCGGAACTCCCGTTGGCGTTGCTCTAACTTCACAGGCAACTGTCGGAGGGGAAGTGGCCGTTGCGATGGAGGGATACGTTCTCACCGTAATGTGTGCAGCAACGGATACCAGTATTGACGCAGGTCATTGGGTATCACCAAGCACCGTTGCTGGTACAATAATTGAGTTTGATAACGAGATCGCAGCGAACGAGATCGTATCTGACACTGGGATCTGGCCTATCGGATACACAATTGAGGATACCACCGCAGGAAGCGGGACCGTCGGAGCAACCGTGCCAATCGTGATCAGCATTCAGCCGATCTTCGCAATGCACGCTTGAGGTGAAAGAAAATGGTGGCAAACACAACTCCCCAAGCATTTGACCCAGACCCAAAGAATCTGGGACTTATCATAACCTTTAAAGCCGGTTCCGCTATTCTACGCGGGCAGGTAGTGGGTTATGCAGACGCAGCCGATTCACGCACCGTAGTTCCGACAATCAACGGCACCACCGGTGCCCCGGTTGGCGTAGCACTCGCATCACAGGCAACCACAGGAGGAGATGTACCCGTCGCAATGAACGGCACCGTCCTTACTGTAATGATGGATACCGACAGTTCAACCCTTGACGCAGGTCACTGGGTATCAACCGGAACCATCGCAGGGTGTGTCATTGAATGGAATCCCGTAATTGCAACACACGTTGCAGCGCTCTCTACGCAGACATTCCCCGTTGGGTATGCACTGGACGACAGCACACTCGGAACAACAACCGCTGCGGCTTATGGATCGACGGTTAAGATCGTCGTGAAAACAGGCCCCGTATATAGCGACAACGCCTGAGGTGAAAGGAAATGGGAAATAATACTTCAGTAGCATTTGACCCAGACCCATTACATCTCGGTCTGGTAAAAACATTCAAAGCAGCATCAGCAATCCTTCGGGGTTCAGTGGTTGCATTCGCAGCCGCCGGGGATAGCAGAACCGTAGCACCAGCAACATCCTCACTCGGAATGCCGATTGGCGTTGCTCTAACTTCACAGGCAACTGTCGGAGGGGAAGTAACCGTTGCTATGGGGGGTTCGGTTGTCAAGGTGCTTCAGCAGCTCGATAACACGGTAATGGATGCCGGACACTACGTCACAGCAGGAGCAACGGCAGGAACTGTCGCGGCACTTGACCCCGCAGTAAAAACCCACGCAGGGAAAGCAACGGAAGGGGCCGAAGTTATCGGTATAACCCTGGACGACTTTGCAGGAACTGCAATGGCATATGGATATATCTTAATCAACCCGTCGCCCCGCTGGGCATTGAACGCATAAGGAGAGAAAAACAAATGACACAACTTTTCATCAAGGCTCTTGAAGCCTCAGTTGCTGGACCCGCTGAAAAGAAAGCACTCCAGGAAAAAATCATCGGCCGTGATCTCGCAGCATTCGAGAAGTCGACCGGGTACAGGTACATGATCGAAGGCGAAGACGGCACGGTAAAACCCGCCCGTGAACTTCTGCTTTCAGAATCCATTGAAAGCACCACGCTGATCCAGACCGAGATCAACCGCACCGTCATGGAAGGCAGCGAACCGGCAAAGTGTTTCCGCAATGCTGTTCCGGTGTTCACCATGAACGCCAACACCATGCAGATCAATATCGGGGAAACCGGCACGTATGCTCCGATTGTTGCTGAAGGGTCCGAGATCCCGATCAACAACCAGACTTATACCGCCCGCACCTGGACGAGCAAGAAGTTCGGTGAGCGGCCAATGATCACCCGTGAAATGGTGGACGACAGCCTGTTCAGCGTTGTTGAACTTGAAGTCCGCAAGACCGGTATGCGTGTCGAGAACACCCTGAACCAGTGGATGCTCTCTGTCATGCTGGACAATGCGGGCAACAACCACGATATTGCAGCCGTCGCATCCGGCGGAACTGCTGGTATCAAGGCGGTAATTGCAGCACGCCAGCTTTGTGTTGCTGACGGGTTTATCCCAGACACACTGGTCATGCACCCGTCCTGTACGACATACCTGTATTCTGACTTCATACCGGGATACAACACCCTGTCCCAGGGATACACCAACAGCGGTAACCTTCCGAGCATTATGGGATGCCGCGTCTTTGAGACCGGCGTCACCTGCACCACCACCTCAGCACCGTTCCTCGTTGCAGCGGCAAACTCCGACTGGGCGGGACCAACGGACGAGAAGATGGGCGGATTGCTCTTTGACTCAAAGAGCTGCGGCGGTATCGGCATGAGACAGGACACCCGTGTCGAGCGATATGCAGACCCGGTCCGTGACCTTGTTGGTATGTCCGTCACCATGCGGGCAGCCTGCCAGTACGGTGTCGCAAACGCAATCAGCACCATCGAATACCACGGAGCGTAAGTCGGGGGCCTAATCCCCCATGCTTACCTCTGAAAACAGCGGCAAGTATCTCACTCGCACATACGAGCGGGACAAGAATGCGGGAGAGTTGGACAGTTCCAACTTAACCGCAGAAGAAATCTCCTTTTTGGAAATCCAGGATGGAGAAGGCCAGATGAAATACGACCTTGAACGGTTAAGGGAGAGGACCGATGGCATACTGCACGACAACTGACGTTTACCTGGAGACCGGCACCAGTTTGGGAACGATCCAGATAAACGATATCGGCAGTATGATCACCCGTAGCGACGCCGAGATAAACGACACTCTTACGATTAAAGGCGTATCGGCACCAACATCTTCAACGCTTCTTAAGACCGCAAGCATCGCGCTGACCATTGCCAAGATCAAGCGGAGACAATCGCAGGAACTCAGCCGGACGAACTCTGCCTCTATTGGCGGGGATATCTCGTATTCCGTCTCTCCTGAATCGGAAGCGGCAGCGTATGAAGCCAAGGCCAAGACTGCCATTGACCAATACGTTCTGTCAGTGAACGGCGGTATCCGGGTATCCCGCGTGCGCACTATGGGGTGCCACTGATGGTCCTTCCGCCGGTGTTCCTGATTCACACCGCCA